TTTCATTTGGTCTTCGTACAGGTCTTTACGAATATCACTGCCTGTAATATCTTTAAAATACGCTTGGGTAGTTAGCCAAGAAAACAGCACCAGAGTCATGGCTAAATCGTCGTGGTGGTTGTCTTCGGCTTCAAACGAGTCGCCTTTAGCCACAAAAGTACATAACTCGTCCACCACACCAAAATCTTCAACTATGAGTTTGGTGTCCTCAATCAAATTTTTGAGAATGGAGCACCCAATACGCTTCACGGCTGTGGAGGTTTTTACCCCCTTCATAGCCGAGCCGCCCTTGCCGAAACCACCGTTCACTATCTGTCCCTTGCGCCCCTGCATCTGCACATAGATCAGATTGTCGTACTCTAAATCGTCATGCAGAATGTCGGCTACCTGTTGACCAATATCGTTGATTTCCACCAGTACATACGCATTGTTGTACTGCCGTGCCACAGGATAGATGGCATTAGGGTACAACATGGGAGCCAACTGGTTGTTTCGGAATGTGGCAACCACTCGGTACGGGATTTGGGTCACATCCACAACGCTGAAAGCGTGGTAGTCTTGCCCCTGACCACGCGAGGTGTCCACCACAAGCACATACTTGTGATCGGGCTGTGGTCGGGAGTACACACGCAAACCCTCATTATTCAAATATTCAGGAGTGCGGTACACCATGCACTTGAGTTTTTCAGGGTGGATAAGTGTGTGAACCGAACCCAAGAATTCGGTTTCAAACTCCGTGCGGAACTGCTCAAGACTTGTATTAGAAATGGTTTGCTTTTTCCACTCGTCGTCACGACCGGGCACATCGCTCCAATGCACCTCAATAGGGTAGTACTCGTTCTTGCCTTCTTCGCCCGGTCGCTTGTTGGCATTTACCCATATGCGGTAGAACATGTTCAAGCCTTTGGGCGTTGACACAATAATCACTTTGGTTTCTTTACCGCTAGTAATGGTGGGATACACGGACGAGAAGAACTCTTCGGCTACATTCTGCGGCACATACGCAAACTCGTCCAACATGATGCAGTTGAATGATCCACCGCGAACAGCCGAAGACGAAGTGGCTGCTGCCAGCACTTTTGAGCCGTTTTCAAGCACAATAGAGCCTTTATTCCACTCCACTACACCCTGCTGTAGCCATATGGGCAGGTACTCGTAGGCTAGTTTCAAGCGTCCCAGTAGTTCACGGGCTGTGGCTAGTTTGTTAGCCAAGATAGCCACGCTCATGTTCTGATTGAACAGAATGTAGTGCAGGAGAAACGACACCATTGTGGTGGACTTACCGCTTTGTCGAGGCATTTTGCAGATCACGAAACGGTTGGTGTGTACTGCTTCAATCATTTCTTCCTGAAACTCATACGGCTCAAAAGGAACCAAGCCTTTGTCGAGCGATACAATTTTCACATAATGTTTGATGAAATACAGGGGGTCTTGAGAGCACCGCACATACTCTTCAATCTGCTTTTCGGAAAAGTTTACATTTACCCCTGCGGCTTTCAGGTTAGAGTTGCCCAGATACTTTTGACTTTTATTCACAGGCATCCACCTTTCCTAAAACAGTTCCACGCAATTTCAGAGTAAACACACCACCAACTGCTAGTACAGCATTTCTTTTTTCTGTGTCGGGGTACTGCACGATTTTGGTGTATTCGTTTTCCACATCTTCTTCTTTTATATTTTGCTTGCAAGTGGCACACAGAGAGTTGTCATAGACTCGTTTGGCTCGGGAATACCATCCAAACAAAGTGCTAGGCGCACGGCATATTCCTGTGGGAGTATTTTCTCCTGCATACAAGTGCTTTACCAAATCCACAGGGCTTTCAAAGGTGTACTCATTCATGTGATAGATTCTTTATTGCCCAAGCAAACAGTAGATACGAAAGCAGCCCGCCTCCGTAAACCGCAGGCATATGGGAAAAGCATCCAAAAGCCCAACACCCAGCAAACGCTATCCACACACCAATACAGAACGGGCATCCACACATACGCACAAAAAAAGACGGGTACTTCATGGACAGGAACTCGCCGTACCGTAAAGTCATGTCGTGTTTACGGAACTCTGCGTATTCCCGTGTGTGAAATAATCGCTCACAAAACGGCAGCAGACGCAAATACTCGTATACCGCTGAAGTTTTGAATCCTATCCACAACACAAAAGCAGTCCAATACATGGCTAATACTGTACTCACGCCGTACCTCCGTCTAGTATTTATGGCGCGTCTTCCACCTGTGCTTCGATAAACGCTTTTTTACTTGAACGGGCACTGTTTATAATATCCTGCAAATCACGGGTAGACCCCACATAAATGGCGTTTGTTGTGGTGTTGTTTGTGGTGTTGTTTTCAGTTTTACGAATACCCTTCATCTTGTCGTGCATATCCAACAGATCACGATTGGTTTCCGAAAGTGTTTTAATCATTTGGGCTACCACTTCATACGCACGGGGCGAGTCGCCTTCTTGGGCTACGGCTAGCACTCCGTCCAGTGCGTTCTTGCCGCTCTCAACCAGTTCACGAAGGTTTTTACGAACCGTTTCGTAGTCGTGTTTCAGGTCTTTTTCCAAGTACTCTTGGGTTAGTGGTGGAGTTTCAATCCGCACCACAGGAATAGGAGAAGACTTGACTACAGGCTGTGATTCGTTTTCTGATGGCACTCCACTCAACACCGATTCAATATGTTCAAATCCATCAGCCATAGAAACCTCCTGCACTTTGTGTTGTTCCATTAACTCCAAACCAGCCCACAGTTACACCACCTGATGCCATACCCGCAGCGTATGTAGAGCCTCCACCCGAATCTGCTTGGTATATCTTGGCATACGGAGAGTAGGTGTACTTGTCGGAACTTGCACCACTTGCTCCAGTAATACCCACAAACACATTGAACAGATTAGACGCAGTTGATCCTGCACCAGTGTATCCTGCGGTGTATCCACCGTCGTAATACGACATGTCAAAGAACCGCGAGTTTATCTTTCGGATTTCGCTGTAACTGCGAACAGGGCCAAACAGATACGACTTCATGGTAAAGTTCAGGGTGAATATAATGCTGCGGCGGTTTTGGAAATCGCCCTCGTAGTCTTCTTCTGATGTAACAGAATTCAAGTAGATGGGCACATCCACTTTTGTGTTTACAGCATCAAAGTTCATGGACACAACAAATTCAGGAGCAAAGTACGGAAGTATCTGCTCTATAATTTGCAGCCCGTCATCCATGTTTCGGGTGTACACATACAGCCCAAAGTCAATATTGTACGGCACTTCTGCAAATGTATATTTCATCGCAGATGTTTGGGTGTCTCGTACAATGTTCCGCTGGGCAGAGTTTCGCTTACGAGACGGATCGTATGCAAATCCTGTAATTTCAAATGCAATACGGGGCAGAGTTATTTGAAACGGATTCTGTAGATACGGGTCGCCTCCAAGACGCACTTTGTACTTTTCTTTGGGTGCGTATGCAATAGGCACTTCAATGTATTTGGTTCCACTGCTCTCTGTACGAGAAATATGTATTTGGTTGAATATGGAACCAAAGGCTACCACCATTTTACGGATGGTTTGGTTGTAGAACTGTGTGAACATCAGAATGGGCCTTCGCTAAACGGATCGTTTTCGCTAAAATCAAAAATGTTGTCGCGGTTGGCTTCCAAATCAAGAGCCTCATTGTCTTGAATGTTGCTGTTCGTGGTACGGGTATCGGTATCAGTAATGGCTGTAATAGTGTAAGACGCACCGCTGGTTTTGCCTATCACGGTGTCTCCAATATCAAACGAGCCAGTGTTCATGTTGACTGTTAGATACTTTGCATCAAAGGTTGTGGTATACGCATCAACTCTGGCAGCAGCATGGGGATTAGCCAACAAGCCAGCGTATACTTCTTCGCCCACAGTATAGGTTCCGCTTCCGCTGCCAAGAGTCAAGCGTTTCTTGTAGGTTGCCACAACAGCCGCTACAGCGTCCATGTCGCTTTCTCCAGTATCCATTTCTTCCTGCGTGTACTTGAAGGCTTCACAGTACAGTTTAAACGAGTACCGCTGACCCAATGGATAGAACGGATTGTCGTGTTCCACAAACTTGATTTCAAACATGTTATACGGATAATCAAAGTAAATCAAATCACCTTCACGGGGGCGACCCAAATTGCGAATGGTAGTATTGTGCCCCATGACTTCTAGGAATCGTCGTTTGGACACAATAAAAGTGCAGTTCTCGCGGATATCCAACCCGAATCGGGTCATGTCACTTTCGCCGTCAAACCCTTCGGCGGTTTCCATGTACATCTCAATACGGTTTGCGTCCTTGAACTTGGACACCTCTTCGCCAAGAATCTTGTCTTCAGTAACCGTTTCTCGTGGAATATACACCATATCGTGACCGTGGATTTTGATAGCCTCGGTGGTCAACGATTCTAGGAGGTCTTGCTCTCCTTTTACATTCCGGCGAAAATACGGGTTTACTGCCATGCTTTATCCTGTGATGAAATCGGGTGGCAGTTGGTACTTGCTCTGGACATCTTCTTCTAGTTTGGTTATTTCTTCCATTGCCTCCTGATATATTTTGCTGCCGTTGAATGTGACATTTCCCGGAAGAGGCATTCCTTCGTACTTGGACAGATTAACTCCCCATTGCCGTTTAATAAGGGCAATGGTGTACTTCTTAAGAAAATTGTCGTTGTATATTTCTGTTGAGGTTTCGGGGTTGTTGGCTGTATATGCCTCAATCATAAGGAAATTACCTGCCTGCATATCAGTTGTGGCTGCATCAATGTATAAACGGTTGTTTACTCGGTTGAAACGAACCTGCTTTTCAGGATCAAGCAACTGCTCCAACATTTCAATGTACTGCATGGTGGACACATAGTAGTTTAGATTGGTCTGCCCTGTACGCAACCCGTAAAAGTCGTTGAGTGCTAACTGGTAACGAATATTAAAAATATTGTTGGTTGTGATGTTGAAACCCATGTGAAATATACGATTAATGGTTAGAATAGACGGATCAACTGGGGTGGTGTCTATAAATTTACGGTCGATGTCTTGTTGTGTTAGCGGATAGGTGTAGTACATCCGCATACCGCCATCGTGATGCCACTTGGCAAAGTATTCTAGGGCTTCGTCAATACGGTCTTCAACCTGTGAGTCCTCCACATTCACCTCAATCATGGGCTGACCAAGGGCGCGAAGGCAGTAGTCTTTAAGTTCTTGGCGTGTGTGTGGGCGAGCCATGCAGTCTCCTTTTCAAGTATTTAGACCAACCGCTGACTCGCATTTTTTACAAAAAAGAACCCCGCCAAATCAACCAATAAGAAACCCGTTCCACTGCGAATATCCTGCTGGATACGGGCTACCCACATATTTAACATTCATATAGTCCCCAATGTTTAAGTGCTGTATAGAAGTACCAGACACGGTGTAATAATTTATGTAATTTGTAGTGGGAGTATATGGGCTTTGTGAAATAACATGGTTCTTTGCTGCATTTTTTGCAAAATGCCAACTACCACTTTCGGTAGTTATTCCCGGTCTAACATAAAAAAAGATTGAAGCAGAGAAAAAATAGTAGCCCTCAACAGGAGCAGTAAACCGTCCATTGGTGTTGTTATAGCAACTACCCACATTCAAGTTAACACTATCAAAAATCAAATCATCATAAGAAAGTGCTTCCGTATTTGGTATTGGATCTGGAGTGGTCGAAATTGCAACGGCGAACGCTGGATTAGTGTTCTTCATCGTACCATTCACTTGTAAAGCCACAGTTGCCGCAGTCGGGATAGTGGTTCCAATACCCATATTTCCGGTGCAGTAGAGTCCTGTAGACTTTACTGTTCCGTTTACATCTAGAGGAGTGGCTGGCGATGCTGTACCTATTCCTATGTTTCCACCCGTCAGAATACGCAGTCTTTCAGTTGCACTAGTAGAAAAGAGCAAATCAGAAGACGCTAAAGATGTAATGGTGTTGGAATTTATTGTACTCATTTAGATGTTAGCCTATAAACTGACCATTAAAATTTGAATACCCAGTCGAATACGGACTTCCCTTATAGTATACGCTAATGGTATTAGTCGCAGCCAGCGTTACAGCGTAACTTCCACTTATACTAGTGTAGTTTATGCGATTAGATGTGTTTGTATTTGGCCCATGAAAAATTTGGCTACTCTGTGCGCCATTTTTTGCAAAGTACCAAAATCCATAAGAATTGTTGGCTGTGTTGCCGCTTATGGTAAAAAACAAATTAGCAGAGAAAAAATATACACCCGCAACAGGTGCAGTAAATCGTCCGTCGCCAGTATTAAAAGCACCAGCAGTATCTAAATCTTTAGAATTCCATACCAATTCTCCGGCTGATGCTGTAAACCCAACCACTGGGGGGGTGGTGGAATAACTTACTTCAAACACCG